AAAACCAGCAGAGGGAGGACGTGAAAAGCCATCACTACATCCTGTCCTTTGACCCCAGGGACGGCCCCGACCACGGCCTGACAATGGACAAGGCCCAGGCGCTGGGGGAGCGGTTCTGTGCCGAGCAGTTCCCCGGACACCAGGCCCTGGTCTGCACCCACCCGGACGGTCACAACCACAGCGGCAACATCCATGTCCATATCGTTATCAACTCCCTGCGGGTGGCCGAGGTGGAGCGCAAACCGTACATGGACAGAGCCAGCGACACCCAGGCCGGAGCCAAGCACCGCTGCACCGCCGCAGCCATGCGCCACTTCCGGGCCGAGGTCATGGAGCTGTGCCAGGGGGCGGGGCTGTACCAAATCGACTTGCTGGGCGGGAGCAAAAACCGTGTCACCGAACGGGAGTATTGGGCGCAGAAGAAAGGGCAGCTTGCTCTGGACACCGAAGCCGCCGCCCAGGGTAAGCCGCCCACCAAGTTTGAAACGGACAAGGAGAAGCTGCGCCGGGAGATCCGGGCCGTCCTCAACCTGGCCGTCAGCTTCGAGGACTTTGCCCAGCGGCTGTTACAGCGGGGCATCACCGTCAAGGAGAGCCGGGGCCGGTTGTCCTACCTCACCCCCGACCGGGCCAAGCCCATCACCGCCCGGAAGCTGGGGGACGATTTCGACCGCGCCGCCGTCGGTGCCGCTCTGGAACGCAACGCCGCCCGTCCCAGCCTGGGAGCCAAGCCCAGCATCCGGGAGCAGCTTCGCCAGCCCCAGGGCGTCCAGCGCATGGTGGACATTGAGGCCAAGAAAGCCGAGGGCAAGGGCATCGGCTACCAGCAATGGGCGTCCGTGTTCAACCTGAAGCAGATAGCAAACTCGGTCAACGTCTATACCGAGTATGGCTTTTCCTCGCCGGAGGAGTTGGACGCCGCCGTGTCCGCCGCCTTTGCCGCTGTGCGTGACAGCGCCGCCAGCTTGAAGCCGAAGGAATTGGCCTTGAAAGAAAAAAAGGAGCTGCGGCGGCAGATCATCATCTACCGGAACACCAAAGCAGTCCGGGATGGCCTCGCCGCACAGAAAACGCCCAAGGCCCGCGCCGCCTACCGGCAGGAGCATGAAGGTGATCTTCTCCTCTCCGAGGCCACCATTCGTTTCTTCAAGGCCAACGGCATCACCAAGCTGCCCACCGTCAAGGAGCTGACGGCGGAGATCGAGGCCCTGATGTCCGAGAAGAACGCCGGGTACAATGAGTATCAGGAGCGTAAGCGGGAGGCGGACGAGCTGCTGACCGTCAAGCGGAACATCGACCAGGTGCTTCACGGTGCGCCCAGCCAGCGGAGGGACGAGCATGACCGATAACGCCGTCCGGCTGACCTATCCGCAGTACCGGGCCGTCCGGCGATTGGTGCATGACTGCTGCAACTATGACGGCGGGAACTGCCTTCTGCTGGACGATGGGGAGGAATGTGTCTGCCCGCAGAGCATTTCCTATTCGCTGATCTGCCGCTGGTTTCGGGCGGCTGTGCTGCCTCTGGACGAAAGCCTGTGCGCCGCCCTGCTCCACCGCCGGGAAAGAAAAAAGTGCGTCCTGTGCGGTGGCTGGTACATCCCAAAATCCAACCGGGCCAAATACTGCCCGGAGTGCGCCAAGGAGGAAGAACGCCGCAAGACCCGTGAGCGGGTGCGCCGCCACCGGGCCGCCATGTAACGGTTTAGGCCCTTGAAAAGCCCGGTATCACGGGGCTTTTGGGCCGTCCTCAATAGGGGAGCTGTGTACTACCATTCCGGGCCTCGAAAATGGCCCTCTAAATGTCCACAACAAAAATTTGAAAGGAGCCGCCTATGACCGACACCCCCAGCAAGACCACCACCCGCCGCCCGGACTGCGTGACTGAAATCCGCATGGGCAACACCGTCCTCACCGTTTCCGGCTACTTCAAGCAGGACACCACCGACACCGCCGCCGACAAAATGGCGAAAGTCCTGGAGGCCGAAAGCCGCTGCCAGATCAGCCCCGGCCCGTGACCTCCTGCCGGTAGTTCCGCGATAATCCTCAGCTTAAAACTTTTTCTTGTAAGGAAGTAAAAAGCACTATACAACCGCCCCGGCCTGTGCTATACTGTTGCCATCGGAATAGCGGGGCCGGGGCTGTCGGATTGGAGGAAACGATGTTAAGACAGCAACCCATGCAAGCCCCCATCACCGCCTTGTATTGCCGCCTCTCCCACGATGACGAGAGAGCAGGGGATTCCTTGTCGATTGAGAATCAAAAACGCATCCTCGAAGCATACGCCAAGGACCATGGCCTGATTCCCTACACGTTCTACATTGACGACGGATGGAGCGGGGCAAATTTTGAGCGCCCCGGTTTCACCGAGATGATGGACGCTGTGGAGAACGGCGCAGTCAAGACGGTCGTGACGAAAGACCTCTCACGCCTGGGACGGAATTATCTGCAAGTGGGCCTATTTACAGAAATCACGTTCCCGAAGAAAGGTGTCCGCTTTATCGCCATCAATGACGGCGTTGTATCAAATACTTAGAGATATCAAGTCAGGGGTCGATTTTACCGATGAAGCGGTAGAAGATTTCAACTTCCTGCACGCGGTTCTTGCGTTGACGCTTCCCATCGGCCTCATGCACGACAATCTTTTCGATCGTCGCATTAAGAATATCAGCCGTCAGTTCTTCAATACCGAACCATTGCTTAATCGTTGCGATCCACTTCTTAGTATCTGCTCCAACATTTTTAGTGGATTCAATGGTCGCCTGCAACTGTTCGATTTTAGCATCCAGTTCAATCTGCTCGTCTTGATATTTTTTCGACAGCATATTGAAGTTATACTCCGTGATTCGCCCGGAAGACCAGTCCTCGTACATCTTGGAAAACAGGTTATCAATCTCCAGCTTACGACGCTGGGCTTTCCTTAGCTCGGTACTACGTTGTTTGCTGGTAGAATCCCGATGCCGCTCATTGCTTTTGAGCAGTTCTTTCAACAGTGCGTCTTCGTCGTTGTGGGCGCGTTCTGCCCAATATTGCAGAGTATGAAGGACGTAATCGTAGAGCACTTCATAGCGGATATAGTGCATGGTACATTGCTCAGGATAATGGCTGTTCTTGGAACAATGGTAGTATTTGTAGTGTACCTCCCGCTGCCTATTTGTTCCAAGCGAAAGAGAGTAGCCACAGTCAGCACATTTTAACAACCCTGAAAAGATTTGCTTCTCGCCAGTCTTGCGTTCTCTACGCCGGCTGGCGATCTGCGCCTGTACCTGAGCAAATAGGTCTGCTGAGATGATGGCCTCGTGCGTATTCTCTACATAGAACCATTCTTCTTTGGGCTTTGGTACCCGCTTCTTGTTCTTGTAGGATATGGCCCGCTGCCGATAATGTACGCTATGTCCCAAGTAAGTCTCATCCCGTAAGATCCAGTGGACTTGGGTAATTGACCAGGCATACTTCCGCTCCTCGGGGGCGTCGGTATAAACATGGGCAAAGTAACCATACCGTTGGAAGCTCCAATACCCAGGAGTCGGAATTTTCTCAGCGGTTAGAATTTTGGTGATCTTCGACATCCCGGCTCCGCCAGCAGCGAGGTCAAACATCTTCTCAACGATCCACTTGGTATCCTCATCTACAATAAGGTGCCCGACTTGGTTCGGGTCTTTTTTATATCCGAGAGGGGCGTATGCTCCATAGTGTGCGCCGTTTACAAAAAGAGTGTGCATAGCGGCTTTTACCTTTTTGCTGGTTTGGCGTGCGTGCATCTCATTGAGGATGTTCAAGAATGGCGCAAGCTCGCTTTCCCCATTTTCGGTGTCAACATTGTCGTTGATTGCCACATATCGGACGCCTTTGCTGGGGAAGTAGATCTCCGTATATTGGCCTGTTAGGATATAATTTCTGCCAAGTCGGGATAGATCCTTGGTGACTACGCAGTTGATTTTCCCATCCTCAATGTCGTCGATCATGCGCTGGAATGACGGTCTGTCGAAATTTGTGCCTGACCACCCATCGTCGATATACTCGTCAACCACACTCATCCCGTGCTCACTGGCGTACTGACGAAGCATCATGCGCTGGGTTTGTATGCTGCCGCTTTCACCTTGCAGCTCATCATCTTTGCTCAATCTCATGTAGAGGGCCGTATTATAAATCTTAGTATTGTATGGCTGTCTCATGAATATCCTCCTTTCACAAGAAACAGCCCACACTTACAATACTTGCTCACCGCAATTATACCATAAGCATGGGCTGATTTCAACTTCAGACTGTTACGCGAACCCCTCCTGCTCCGCCTTTTTACGGAGGAGATCAATCATGATTTCACGGAAGGTTTTACCCTTTGCGGCAAAGTGTTCAACCACTTTGATTTTTGTATTGCCGTGGATAAAGTACCGAGTCCCATCTTCTTCTGTATGGAAGTATCCGGTGCTTTGCGATTGCTCTTTGCTCAAATCAAATATCACTCCTTTGGAAAACGATTGGTTTTTTGCCTACGCTTCTTTGTATTGCACGTTGATTTCCTCGTAACACTTCTCTTAGGATGATCAAGCAGACGTGGATGGGCGTAGCGTAGGACTCGTTGTAGGCGTTGCTCTGCCCGTTTGATAGTGCGGGATACAGTTGATTTGTTGACTGCAAACCGCTCAGAGACTTCTTCCATGGTAAGTCTCTCAAAGTAATACGCCATGATGTATGTACGCTGTTGCTCTGTCAATTCATCACGAATGGCTACTCGGAAAGCGTTCATAAGGTGACGATAAGCCGGGTCACTGTCGTTTCCTTGGTTCTTCCAGAGTTCAAAAGCGTGTTGATCTTGCGCAAACTCATATAGAGTAGGCATATTTGTCTGTGGAATCCCCATATGCGCTCCTATTCTGAGATCAGGTTGATGTAATCAAATCTTCCAGAGCTTCATCACTGATGGTAGGTGTTTTATCCCACGACGGGATCTTTTTGACCACTCTGAGATAATCAATAACCTTTATAATGCTTCACCTCAATTTTCTGTATCATACTTCGGTATGACAGTTCAGCACATTTCTATGCTACCAACCGCAAGCTGAACCTTACCATCCTCTAACCACGCTACGGAAACGGAATAGACATCAAGGCCGCAGCTATCAAACATCTCATCAACAGAGACGTTCACCTGTTCAGCGCCAAGATCGTATAGAAAATCCTCAATCCTTTTATGACATTCCATGTCACACTCTGTATTGATTTGCTCCAGCAGTTCAAATAGTTTTTCCTTCACTTCCCACACCTCCCTGTAAAACTGCCGGGTTCCAGTATGCAGAACGGTAGCCAACAGCCATATCAATGAGCCAGAAACCCTCATATCCTTTTTGGTATTCTTGTGGTTCGCAAAGCATAACATCGACAGACCAAATGCCTTTAAGGTTAAAGACATATCTCATGTCAGCGGCAACCATTTTTACAACGTCGTCTTTGTACTTGTTGTACTGGTTAAGTAGCTGAGGGTAATGTGCTTCATATACAATCTTGTCTGTGTAATCCTGGCAAATGGCATTATGGCAGTAGTCCCAGTCCCAGTAGTTGGCGACATAGAGAGGCTGGTGCTGGTTGAAATCGTAGAAAACCCGGAACTCAGGACGCAAAGGCATCCCATGGTAGATACAGGGAACTTCTTTTTCGTTGTGGGGGATGAGTTCTCGCAGACAAACTTCCGTGATGCCGTCAGCTCCGACGCACAGCGCAGCATAGTTCATGTTGATCAGGTTCAATGCAATTTGAACCTCGTCCGCCCCAGGCGTGCAGTCGCTAAACTGGTACTTGTTGGAAAATCCGCCGTTTTTCATAAAAATGCTGGGATAAATCCCGGCTTCCTTCGTCTTCGGCATGATATGTTCGCTAACAAATTGGATAATGCGTTCTCTGTCCCCTGACCGCTCCATAAAGAAACTCTGGCAAATGTCGTCAGGCACTTGCACGATGGTTGTCTTAGGGATGCGCAGTTCCCGCTTTTCCCCGTCAGTCGGAGTGATAGCGGGCAACCACTTCGACATATTGTTGGGATCTGAACGTAAGTCATTCAGGTATTGATTCTCAGATGCCTGAATTTTGGGTGCATTGATAACTTTTTTCATAACATCACCAACCTAATCTTTTATATGTTAGTCATAGTCATCATCAAAAGTACAAGGGACAATCCTTTCTTCTCCACAGCGAGGGCACCGAGCGATATCCCAATTCTCGCCATCGCAATAAATGATGAAGCTGAAGTCGTGATTACATTCGCTCGGTCTGTTGGGATACGCTGCCAAAGGCGGATATTCTAACCGACCCTTTCTAAGCGCTGCTTCGTACTCCGACCTACTATCCACAATCGACATTTGCTAAGCCTCCCCAAATTATTCTTTTATGAGATAATCACATCATCATCTTCTATATATCTACCTTTTCTTTTCCCAGTTTGCCAACTCAGTATTTGCTGGAGTTCATATGCTTTAGGTATTACCCAAAACAATTTATAGCCCTCTTTTGTCCTTTCGGCCCTCCAAGGGTCTGTCACATACACATGATGTATGTTCAAATTATTATCAACATAATACTTGCTTGTGAGCCAGTTTGGCTTTCCATCAAAAAATGACACAATAGAATCCTTTCGCAAACTAACCTTTCACACTCGCTTATAAGCAAGATACACAGCTTCTTTGATTGCATCAACGAGTTCTTTTGAGTCCGCTGGAAACTGCTTCATATCGAGCCATTTAAGCATTTCACTGTCTACTGGAATTAGCACGTCAGCCACAGGATGTGGAACTTCAACATATCCTTGCACTCTACCAGTTCCATTACAAGATTCACACTTTTTAATTCCTCGAATCCCTGGTCCGATACCAACAAACCCCGTCCCGTTGCAAACTTTACACTTCATAAAATCCTCGTTTCATTTCATTTAACATTGAAGCGCTACCCATCGCTTGTTTTTGGTGTACTTCCACTCGATGTTTCCAGCACAAAGCCGGACTTCAAGGTCTTCTACATTATCAAACGAGAGCAGGCGATCTCTGAACGCCTTTTTCATTTCCGGCGCAATCGGATAGAGTGTTGCCCAATGGTTGAGCGTGCGGTCTATTTGTTCGACAGACCAATCGTAATCAGACAGTGATGCTTGTCGGTCAAACTCAGCATATTCTGCATCCACGATGGCTTTTGCTTCGTCATACGTCTGGTACACTTCACGGAAGGGGAGGCTAATGTAGGAGCGTGGAATTGGTGTCCATTGTGGCATTTGAATCAAGATTCTCCAGCCGTGATGTTTGTCTATGTCTGCTCGTGCTACAGCATGGAGATTGTCTTGAACGTTCACCAGCACACTGGATTTATAAGCATTTAGAATAGCGTTCGGATCTTTTATATCAGGAAGTTCCAAGAACTCTGAGTTGGATTCCTCAAAGAGTTTGGTGTTCCATGTCCAACCTTTTGGCAGTTTGTGCCACGGCCCGATGCGTGGACATTCCAGAATTGGTACACCGTTAATCAAACGGGTGTCTCTCACCTCGATAAGTTGCAAACAAATCTCTGAGGTGTAGTGCTCCTCTACAATCCCAAAAGATACTCCCCAAGTGTGCCCTGGAATTTTGTATTTGAACTTGTCTACGAAGTAGACCACACTTCCGATCAGGATGTCTTTTCTGTTTATGTCAAGAACCATAATGGTTTACCATCGCCCTTTCAAAATGCTTTCGAGCAAGGTAGTTGATGCCAAATGTGGGTTGGATCGTTTCATTGACAGCCACCACTTGATGTATAGTTTTTGGTACAATTTAAGCTATACTCCGGTTAGCATTTCAACCTGTTCGACCGTATCCAAAGCAAGCAGTTCCTCGAAATTGGGGCGTTTGATACCGCGAATGCTTTGGTACATACCAATAACGTCTCGGAAATATGCCTCCTGCTCTTCTCGGGGAAGCTCATCCATTTTACCTAACCCAAACCGCATATAGCCTGCGTCCAGATTGTGGCAATGCGGACACTCGTAATGATGAATAGGTGCCCCATACCCATCGTGCTCAGACTTGCAGTTGGGGCAGTAGAAGTAGTATTCTTTCATAAAATCACCCCTCGTATTCCTCAGTATTCGATAACACCAACCATCTTTCGTCCACATCCAGGGCAATGAGTACCAAGGCGTTTTAGACTGCCATATACCGTGGGGTGCTCATATCCGCATTTGGTACAGGTAGCCCCTTCTATTCGCTGATCGTGGTTGCCAGCCCAACCGCCCCATATCTTCCACTTTGCCTTTTCCTCCACAGGTGAGGAAAGCGGTTTTTTGCGTTCGGTAGGAAGGTGGTGGGTAGAACCAATTACTACCGCTTCACCAGAGCGGAGATCTTTCAACAAAATTGATCCGTTCGGATTTAGTTCAGCTGCTAACTGCCCCTCAGCAACGGCTTTTTTAACAGCGATTACATCAATCGGTTTCATAGATACCTCCAATTTTTTGAGGGGAAAACTCTCCAAATAAACAGACTTCAGCGTCAAAGCGGGCTGCAATTGCATCTTCTTTGTTTTGAAAGCGGCCAATAAATATTTTCTTGCTGTTGTATGTGATGCTTGCGACCCACCGTTTTCGCCTTTTATCGAATGAGACGCCAGCAATGCCAGAAGTGTTTGTAGAGTATAAGCCTCGATTTCGGTTATTTTCTGAAAGACTACAGCATCTCAAATTTTGCTTTCTGTTGTTGGCTCGGTTCCTATCCCTGTGGTCTACCCACTGACCTGGTTTTGCCTGAGCAACAATTCTGTGGAATCGAACAATCCTCATTTGCCCCATGTAGTAGTAGCGGCTTGTAAGGTACCCGTTTTTGTCAACATACCAACTTCGGCTCTGAATTACGGCAAGGTCTTCCAGATCAAAGTAGAACATTGACATATCAATATGCAGGATGCCGTATGTGTCAAACAGCTCTACTACATGAGGGCAAAGCATTGATATTCACCTCTGACTATGTATTTTTTGCTCTATGCCGAAAAATAACAACCATGCTGGGGAAGGGGGCTGAGTTTTTGCCGTCTCCAAATTTGAGTCGGCCACGCAAAAAGCGAATCTCTACATTGGGCTTCTGATAGATGTAGTCGTGGAAATATGCTGTATCGGTTCTGGCCGGAATCAGCAACACGACGGTAGTGTTAGGCTGCTGAGCTTCTTCGGAGCATTTCTTCACCCAATCTTTGATCGCTCTGCCATACGGCGGATTGCAAAAGACTGTTTGCCCCCCCATGACTTGGTTAGTCCGTTGTCTGCTTCCGTAAAGTAGCGGTCGCATTTATGGTTGAACTCGTTGGCGCAAGGGTCAAGGGTGAAGTGAAACTCCGAATCCAGCAGATCAAAGAACGCTTGGGGTGTCGCCCAGTCCATAGCCTTGGACGAGAACATAACCTCTGTATTCATGTTTCACCTCTTAGCGGCTGTTACAGGCCGAGCGCGGCGGCGATGTTGCCGATCTCCAGCTCTGTCTTCTTGTCATCAGAAAGCAGTTTATCCAGCTGAGCTTCCATGGATTTCAGCTTTTCCAGTTCGCCCTTCTGGGCCATAATTCCCAGCTTATCCTGGATATCAGAGATCCAGCTGCTGGTGGGGAATCCGTTGATCATACACTGCTCCGAGTAGCCCAACCCTTCAGCAGCAGTGTCCAGATTGTGGAGCTTGCAGAGGAGCAGAATCAAAGCCGAGCGGTCGGCAGAGTGCAAATTATAGCGAGTGCCGTCCAGCTCAATGGAACAGCTGGTCAGGGGTGAGAATCGGCGTGTCTGGCCGATTCCTTTCTTCTTTGCCTCGATGCGTTGTTTCAGCATCAGGATCTGGTCGTCATTTTTGCTCATGAATAAATCCTCCTGTAAAATTTTCCGTTTTGCAAATATTGGTCGGTGCAATATGGTGGTAGCTTTGCAAATATTTCTGCGGCATCCAAGGGAACCATTTTCTTGCTTTGTATTCCGTCGTTTTCAAACTTAAAGTAGTCGCTCATGCTACTTCCCTTGTAGTTAGAGTTGAATGAACAAACGTACTTAGGACTATTGCGATCTGTGTACGGGTGGGAAATTTCATATTGAACCAGCTTCCCATCAATCATGGTTAAGAACTTTACGCCCCATCCATAGTCATTTGCCAGTCGGTGAAAACATTCATCTTCCTCGCAAAGATGGGTTTGATCTTTGGATGAATCATACGGTGAGTATGTAATCCATTCCTCCATTTTTTCAAACAACTCCGCATAGTTTGCTGCTGGCTCTGTTGAAATCGTATCAATAAACGCACCAGAGATAGATTTCATGGTGGTAAATTGGCCTTCAGGTGTGGCAAAGTAGTGACGCTTTCCAACGCAACCAACTTCGAGGGTATACAATCGCTCTTCACGATATCCCCATCTATCCCAGCACCCCCTGGTGGACAAGGGCTTTTGATTTTCGCGGGCGTACCTTTCCATAAGGCCGGCAGTTAAGAACCACTTGCCGTCAAAGTGATACATGGTGTCATATGCGTCAAAACGCCCCATGTATATGTAGTGGTGATTATCTTTTGTAAGATATTCTCCACCAATTACCAAATCTTTTGCCTTAATGACTTTGCGTTCAAAACGCTTTTCGTTCAGTTCGGTGAGACTGACATAATCCGGTGAGCAAGCTGGAATAAGGACAAGTTCAGTACCGTCCCAACCGTACACAAACTCACCTTCCAGCCCTTTGCCTTTGATTGAGCTGGTATGCTCCAAGATGTAGAGGAGATTAGGTACTGAGATTTCAAACTCGAAGCCGCGAGGATCATATACTCGAACATATGCTTGCCGGAAATTACCCCAATCACCGGCATAGCCACCGACTTTCTTGTTAAGGACGAATCCCTCCATAGGAGTGTTGTCATATTCCAACGGCTCGATATTTTTATCTCGCCAGCTCTCCCACGATCCGGCTTTGCGCAATGTGCCCTTCTCGTCGTAGTAAATCACGTAGGCCAGCTTTTTGGTATAGGTATCGTGGCGCTCTTGGAAACCAACTCGGATTCTTTTAGGGATGAAGATTGCATTATTCATTGGCTCTCACCTCCGCATATTTGTTAAGGACTGCCATAATTTCTTGCAAACCCTCCAGAGGGAGTGTATTAAAATACCTGCTTAACTTGTCACGGACAATATGACGCTGGTTTCCCGTTTCTATCATGAGATATATTTCTTCTTTGGAAAGATAAAGCACAAACTCTGGCGAGTAGATGGTTTTCTACCGGAAATCATTGGTCATATCAAACTCCATTCGACCCCAATAATTTACTGCCAGGTACCTTCTGCCGACTGATATTACCTTAGTTTCAATGATACGATCTTCTAAGGTTGAGTTTTTGCAATGATTCCGCTCATGAAATAGATAGACTGTTTGACCAACATGAAAGTCCTGCTTTGTCATTTCTTTACACCCTTTCGCTTGAAATAACCCTCCAGATACTTAATCATTTCATTATCTTCTGGGAAGAAGGGGTCCTTACACAGCAAAATGAAGTATCCAGCCGCATAGCAATGTCATTATTGCGTATGTTGTGGCGTGTATCCAGCGATCCCAAAACGGAAATTCTTTGGGCGGCTCTGTGGTAATAAGGAATGTGACCAATATATCAATTCCACACGCATGGATAATATTGATTGCTGGTAGGCCAAGAGGAACGATGAACCATCCCCACATGACCATAATTGTGAAGCCGCAAATGACGGCAAGTAACCCTGCCAATAGAAATTGAATCCAGACAGAAGGATTTTTCAAACCAGTGTAGTTCATATATAACTCTCCTTATAACAGTTTTTCAATATACTCTCTGTCTTGAGTGAAGATAGGGATTTCGTGATCGACCACCCATTTCTTGCGCTCAACAATGATTTGCTGACCAGGATTGAGGGGATCGTCCATAGGTGTTTGGATGTGTTGCTTGATACAGCAGGAGCCACGCTTGGATTCTGTGGGGAAGTCGTTCCAGTTGATTCCTTTCTGCGACCAGAGCATTTCTTGAATCTCGTTGCATTTTTTCTTATGAAGTTGGCTCTGGCTGAAGCTGGCTTGCCCAACTGCCTCAATGCTATTTCGAGTGGCGTCCTGCTGCCGCCAGATCAGACAGTTGCAAACCTCTTCTTTGGGAATAGAGAAAACACGAGCGTCAAACGTAGCGCGATGCTGTTTGCTGGTGTAAAGGTCATCCAGCTGTAAGAAACCTGGCTGATCAGATGCGCCGTTATCAAAGCTCTTGTGAAACCAGTCGCCATGTGCGATAATGAACTCACGGTCAAAGGCCAACGTAGCCATAGAAGCGGCAATACTGACCACCTTTTGGATGTTGTAGCCAAACCAAGCGTCGGTTTTGATAGTTGCATAATCAGTTAGCACCAGCGTGATTTCGTCAGACTGTGTGTAGCCCAGAATACAGCCTTGGACGCTCTCACAGAGGGATTTCATTGTCTGCTGCATGGCTTGGGTCATGATGGGATCAAAAGGCTTGATCATGCCCCTGGTAAAGGTGTGGAACGCTTTGCCATCCAAACGGATAATAGCTGGCACGCGGCGGGTCAGGCAGTTCCGAGTGATGTTCTCATAACCTTTCATACGATCGCCCAGAGCGTCTTTCTTGTTTGTCATCTATGTGTCCTCCTCCCAAGGAATTTTTATGGCGTGCCTATGATCTTCGGAATAAGATGTTACACCATATCTGTACTCCCAAGTTTCAAGATAAGCCTGCATTTCGTTTATAGCAGCGGTGCCGATATCAGACATAGCACCGTCGTACATTTCTTCACAGGCACTCTCGACAATACTGCCAGCGTCAAGCCCCAGTTCAATTTGCTCAGTCCCCCAAACATATTCGGGCCTTTCTGGAATAGGAGCACCTTCTTTTTCACATCCCGCAACAAAGTCATGCCATGCGTCGAAAAATTCTTGCCAGTCGGAAAAATAACCTTCATTATGTGAAAAGAAATCGCTGTATGCCATTACAAATCTGCTACCAAGCTCATACGACTCATGTTTCTGGGCTTTTTGAAGTATTTCTTGGTACTGTTGCTTTTTCTTTTCGCGTTGCCGCTGCTGTTCTGCTTCGCAGTCACATTGCGAACGGCCTTTGGGGATTTGCTTTCCACAATCTGGGCAAATATGTACCACACCATTATAACAATTGGGGCAAAACGTCAGAGACTGATGCTTGTAAGGGAAACGGCCTGCGGTTTTATTTGGGTCATCGGATAAGCCGTAAGGGTTGTCAACGACTCGCAGACCAAGCCCATGACATATAGGGCAAATCGCTTCATTGTCATGCAGATCCTTGATAAGTTTTTCTGGAAGTATATGTCTAAACACTTTATCTATTTGCACGGCAACTCGTGTCGGCTTAACAAAGTTTGGCATATTTGCCTCCTAACCCTTTACCACAGCGACGAGGTGTGTGAGATGGAGCATTTTAGCCACCTTGTAGGCTGTGTAGCCGTCTGTGAGTACGCCGTCATCATCTACTGTTACTCTGGTGTTGAATTGTCCAGTACGGTAATACTCCAAGAAGCGCCTCATAATCTTGTCCTCGCTGGGAGTGCTACGGGCCAGATATGAGGGAATCTTAATGACCTCAATAGGGACACTACGTTCAACCGCAACAATCTTGCAGAGCGGGAACTTAGCACCAGCGGCAACCATGATTTTCTTTGCTTCGTCCTCGCCGTTGCTGGCAAGTACACCGACCACCGTGCCAGGTTGCTGGCCGATAGCTGTGTTACAAGCGACGTGTGTACCAGGCTGGATCTTGTCGGTGAGATTGTCAGGCACCTCAAACCAATAACCTTTGCTCTCACCACTGTGTCTTACCATAACAGCTGTCATGTCAAAAACCTCCTAATTATGTATTTTTGGCTCTTACAGTCTTAGAATACCATAGCTCCCCTCTTTTGTCAAGAGGGGAGTACTATGTTTTTTTCTTTCTATGAAAGATTTTTTTACTCTGTTGAAACAAGATGGAAGATAACCGCCATAGGATTATCACTCTCTTTGAGCGTCCGCCGATAGTGCTGCTTCCACCAGTTGAACATCAGCTCAAAGTTCTTAATGGGCAGAAAATCCGGCAATAGCAGTTGCGGATCATGTTGAGACGCATAGTCGAGGCACAGCAGTTTGATATCCTCGTCGGTAAACGATTGAAGCGGTTTGACTTCAAATTTGGTAATGGCTGCTTTACGGCGGATCGTATAGTCTGGAAGATGGCTTGCAGGACTCCATTGTTTTGCTTCTTGGAAATCAGCAGCGGCGCTTTCTGCCCACGCATATCCACTATCAGAGCGATAGACAACACCCGCTGTAGCTTTCTGCTGTTTCAAATCGGCAGCATCTTTAATGACAAACAGCCGTTTGAACGGTTCTTGAATACCTACCATATCGTCAATATGGTACTCAGCATCCTCTTTATGCGGGAGCGCAAAGCCCCGCAAGATTTTCTGATCCCAAAGACTGATATCTCTCAGGTTCATCGGCAGATTCATTATCAATCGCCTCCAGTCTGATCTGAGCTACCTGTGCCCAAGGTAGCCCGAAATATGGGCTTTTCTTTTTGTCACACACACCATTATCAATTCCTATGTATCTTCGCCCCTCCAGCTTGGCTGCAATCAAGGTAGAGCCAGTACCACAACAGTTGTCTAAGACGATTGCCTTTTCATCGGTGTAGGTACGAATAGCATATCGGAGCAATTCAATAGGTTTCTCGGTGGCGTGGAGCGCTACGGATGGATGAGGTTTAGGGAAGCGCCAGATTGACGCTGGGTACTTCAAATTGGTGTCGGAAGATTCTACCAGCGTGTAATCACCATAGCTACGGTTGGAGTGTACATCCTCAGCTTGTTTGCCAACCGCCCTACCCTTGGTGTGGTTTTTCTCACCGATTGTCATTTGTGGGTGATAAGGAGGCGGTGACTTGTAGAACACCATGATGTCTTCATGCTCTCTGAGCGGCATTTTCTTGGCGTTGAGAAAACCGCTTTTAAGCACTTTGTCCCAAATGATATTGTAGCGGTGGAGCTTGGGATTTGAGAGCATCATAGTGGCGGTAAACTTGTCTTGACCGAAAAGAAGGATTGCACCATGGGGTTTAATGATTCGTTCGTATTGTTCCCATAGCAGAACAGGCGGAATAACAGTATCCCATTTGTTTTGCGTAGCGCCGTATGGTAGGTCGCATAAGATCATATCAATGCTGGTATCGTCGATCTTCTTCATCACTTCCAAACAGTCACCGTTAATAACAGAGTTTGGACGGATGCTCATATAGTGCCGCCCTCCTTTTTACTATTCATATTCATCACTCCTTCTTTGGTGGAGCCGGCATAGGCATCCAATGAGTTGTAAGTTCAGGCAATCCTGGAGCAGCGTTTGAGTGCCATTCGCCACTGACGTCTATCCAACCTTCATGGACTGATGCCTTGCCCTCTTTTGCAAGTAGCGGATAGTAACACAGCACTGGTGTATATGGTGCTGGTACAGCTGATTCAGTCGTACCCCATTTGCTTATAGGGATCGTGCCATCAAAAATAAAGTGCAAGCGTTTCATTTTTGATTTCGCTTCCTCTGTGAGAGGTTTACCACACATGGGGCAAAAATTTACAGTGGTACTTGTGCAACCATGCGTGGTGAAACCCTTTAACGGGACACTCCCAAACTGATCACACCACCAGCATCCAGGCCACATATTCCCGTTTGAGTAGGCCATTGGTGGCTCCTTTCTCATTATGAAATGTAAGTTTCATTCACGTTTTAGCTGGTAGAAATCAAGTTTTGTGTCTTCGTGCGCATCAATCAGTTTCAGTGATGGGTGAAAAGACTCGATAAAGCAATTACACAATATTGTTTGCTTGTCTACAACCCATACAACATCATCATATCCATGACGCCAAGCCATCACCAAAACATTATTCATGGAAAAATCTACATTTGTGGTTACATCGACGTACACTTTGTCAAATTTGTAGCCTCTGGCACTTTCAAGTGGCCGTATCCATCGAACACAGTTTCTACCATCTGATACGAATAGATCGTCACGAGAAATTTTCTTGGTTTTACTGACAGGATCAAGGTTGTCGTCCAATACCTTGAACACTCGTTCTGCAAGGCCGCGATTACTTGTGACTACACCATACGTCATCCCAATCACCTCGTTCCGGTGCTACCAAACCCGCCACGGCTGGTATTACCCAGAGCATTTACAGCTTCAAGGGTCAGCTGGGGCTGGTGCTCCATGATACGGAACTGGCAAATGCGGTCATTCACATGAATCACAGTATCACGCATGGCAATAGCCGCAAAGTACCACTGATCGCTGTCGCCACAATAGCTCTCGTCAATCATGCCAATATGGTTGGCCTGAATGACACCAAAGTTTTTGAATGTGGAGCTGCGAGGAATCATGTACGCCTCATAACCAGCTGGAAGCTGCATGGCGATTCCCAGCGGAATTAACTTATACTCGCCCTTCTTCATCTCCACGGTTTCAGCGGCCCGCAGATCAATCCAGTCAGATTTGCCAGCGATGTAGTCCAACTTCTCAATCTCATCACTCAGATATTTGATCTTGATTGTCTGGCTTGCAGGCGGTTCAGGTTGCTCTGGCATTTTTGCTCCCTCAGAAATGAGATAAAGGGCGTGGAAGCAGGAGTCGCACAAATGGATCTCTTTATGTTCTACAGAAGGATTGCCAAAAACTGTCCCATATTCATAGCTGGCGTTTACCTTAAATTCCCGCATTTTTTGACTATGCGGATCTTCGATGACCGCTCCGCAGGCGTCGCAAATATAAGCTCTTGCCATGTTATTACACCTCTTTCTTTGAATTGAGTCGATCAAGGATATCGGCCACCAGTGTGTCATAGCCCTCCATATCGCCATTGTAGTGACGGCAGGCGACATCATGTGCAGTCAGGAACTTGTGCAGCTCACGAGAAAGAGCATCGCTCTCAGCCTCAGTCTGGAAGCGGCCAGCACTGTTGTAGGGTTTTGTACGGTTGATAAAGACATTCATGGAATCGAAGGATTTTGCCACCTTCGTGACCAGCTGGTCAAATTCCTCACCAAGTACCGGATCGTTGGCATAGAAGGGAGACAGCAAAATGGGAGAGTCAGTGATAACCACATCAACCTTGCCCTGGACACGGCTGATACGGAAATACTGCTTGCCGAAGATGTACGCCTGGTTCTGGAAAACAGCCTTGCTTTCCTCCCACACCTTGTCTTTGGCAAACTCCGTCACCAGCTCAGCATTGATCCCCCGCGTCTTCAACTGCGAGAAGACATAGGCCGCTCCGGTGGATTTGCCTGCACCAGGAGCACCATATAGATTAACAATAAGCATTGTTTATCATCCTTTCACTTTTTGTCAGCCGGCTCTTTCAGCCACGCTATAAAATCATCAACAAGCTCTGCAACTCTTTCTTCATCCCACGGTACAAAGTCGTCAAAGCTCATTGTCCCGATTGCAAATGCCTCCTTTACTCGTGTCAGATCATAGATATAGCTATCTTCACACCCAGCCCACTGATAAAAATAGTCAATCAGTAAGGTACGCAGCTCGTCTTGATCTAAACAAGAAAGCATTTCGGAATTAGTTTGTGGATCAAAGTCCACACCCGCACGCGCTCTATATGCGGAACACGGGAGCCGCGATACATAGCGTCACATTTTTGTACTGGGCAATTTATACACCCAACATTTTGCAGTTCATTAGGCATATCGCACCTCTATGTTTCGTCTGTGATAACCTCGCAAATTTCAGCCATAAAGCTCTGCCCGTGTCCATACCAACAGTCATATTCCGGTTTATACAGCCAATCTCCATGAATCTCCTGCTGAGGGAATTTAGGATTCTTTGGAGTGATCCGCATTGTACCACGAAATGCTCTATAACCATCTACCTGAATCATGTCGTATCTTCTTTCTTTGGCCTCCAATAGCAATACAAACAGCCGTGTGAACATTGCTGTCGATGTTGCAAAAGCTCTGTCTTGCCAGAATAGCACATACAATTTTTTCGTTGATACCCGACACTGTCGGATTGCTCGTCATATAAACCAAGGAGCGCTAAATCGTAAGTTGAAATACACCCACAGGCGATTACCTCATGCAAACCAGGTTCTGCACACGCTTCAATGCGAAGCGAAGAATCGTGCTGCTCTGCCCAATATGCTTTAGCTATTTTGACCATTGTATCAACACGGGCTAACTGTTCTTGGCTGGGGTAGAAGCCGTCGCCATAAGGCAACGGCAACCCCGCCAATTTGAAACGTTCGCGCACATGAGGGTACATATCAATCACACTGATACGGTAGCGGGAAAATCCTTGATCCATAAACGTCTCAATGGCGCTTAGCGCAGTTCTTGTTCCTTTGAGAGTAGGGATGATAGGATCGACCCGAATGACTACGCGCTCTTTTGGGAACCCGCCCTTAATCAGCTGCATAATTGCGTCATATTCCTCATAAGGTGGAGGCACACACGGCTCTACTACCGTTCGACCATAGCCAGTGAATGTTGCATGGATAATGAGCTTGTCTTTGTGTTTCAGCGCAAGATCGAGGAATCCTGGAGAGATGCACTTCGTAACCAACACGGCACCATCAACAGAACTCAGCTTTTCACCCCAAGAAAGGTCTAAGCCGGCGTCACCTGCCTCTGTAATGCCTATCTTATACTGACTCACCAAATGATCCTCCTATTCACAGCGCTTGAAATGCACAGTGTTAAACTTCCTATTTGGGAACTCTTTCAGCCAAATAGCAGAGATCCAGCCACCAACGTTGACTTCCTCAACCTCATAAACTTGTCCTTCGACCAAAAGATTTTTGGCTTGCTCAGAATCATGCTCAAAACCGGCATCAAGATTTACCGCCATAACCTTAGAGCCACGCTCACAGTGCAAAACGTCAGTCTGGTCTTTGGCACATTTACTGCACGGCCATTGCCAAGAATAATCCAGAATGATGCCGTCTAAGATCTTACCGCAGGTTGGACACCTGAAAACTGGTATGATATTCATATTATCGCTCCTTTTCATTTTGCGATGCGGTAAAGGAATTACCGCATCGCTTAATTGTCAGCCGCACTTACTCCATCCACACGATTTGCAGATATTACACCCACCTTCAAAGGAAAGCTCAGCGCCACATTCTGGGCATTTGGGCGACGTGTCCTCGCTCTTTTCAATCTTTTCGTAATCGCCAGAATGCAGAATCAACGTCGGGTCTACAACACCATCTTTGATTTGCTGCTGCATCTCTGTCAGTGCCAATGCAATCGCTGTAGCACAGCTGCTGCCTGGAGACGTGTCATGCCTGGAAACACGCCTTGCCTGATACGCACTACACCCACCGCAGCTATTAAGCTGATCGACTATATACTCGAACGGGATACCGCCGCGAAGTCCAGCGGAAATTAGTCGCGTCATCGCAGTTAAGTTCTTTTCACATCCACCAGAGCTGCCACGAGCCACAAAAACTTCCATAATGTCCCGTGTATCAGGATCATACCAAGCCATTAGGTGCATAGAGCCACATCCCGTATTTAGCTTCTGCTTAATACCAATCAAGCTATCATCGCAACAAATCACTTCGCCACGTTCAAGGCCCATCACTTCGCATGAATCATTATGTGAGCTATCATGTGTCAAGAGGACTCCCTGCCGCAGCTCGTTAGGGCGAAAGATGGTACAACCTTTAACACCAGATTCCCAGCACTGAACATAAATATCCTTGCACTTGTTGTATGGGTAATCAGTAGGAACGTTTATGGTCTTGGATACAGACATATCGACGTTATAGGCAATGGTAGCCAGCATCTTAACATGATCGTCAACCGACATTTCAAGCGCAGTAACAAAGGGAGGATTGCAAAGCACCTCGCTATCCCCAGCTTTCATCTTTTGATACAAGCCATAAGCATAATCTTGTACGGTTACTGTCTGGGTGTCTGCTTCGCTCTGACCTCCCATTTTGACCTTTCGGTCATATCCTAGAGAGAAGATCGGCTCAATGCCACTAGAACAGTTATTACCGTACACTAGCGACATTGTTCCGGTCGGAGCAACAGACAGTAGCTTCGCATTACGGATGCCGTAAGTTTGAATACTGTTGATCAGTAGGTTCCAGTCAAGTTTGGACGACGTTTTGTGCTTCTCCAAAAATCCGGATTGAACAAACGCTTCTTTACAAAACCCAGGGAATGAACCCTTTTCTTTTGCGAGTTCCACCGATGCCGAGTATGCGCTATATGCGATAAACTCGGTCAACTCGCCAACGTATCGGCGTGCTTCTGGAGTGTCATACCGATAGCCAAGCATTACCAGCGCATCGGCAAGACCGGTATAGCCTAGCCCAATCGTTCGATACCGCTTTTGATAATTCTCATAGATAACGCTTGGGAATGTATTGATGTCAATGATATTATCAAGGAATCTAACCGCCGTATGGATATCCTGACCGAGTTTATAAAGATTGAGTTCAGCATTTGCTGTGAACGGATTTTCAACGAACTTGTGCAGCATGAGAGAGCCAAGGTTACACGCTCCGCCATACTGTGAGGAATCGTAGTCGCCCGCAAACACTGTGCCAGCAAGGTACTCAGCGCATGGGTTAGAGCAGACAATACTCTCCTCATACCACAGGTTATTGTCACGATTCATAGAATCGTAGAAAAACACGCCTGGCTCGCCATTGTCATAAGCATGACGCATAATGGAGTCCCACAGATCACCAGCATTGATAACTTTTGTTATCTTCCAGTTTTTGGGGTCTTCTTCAATGTGTCCGTACTCATCGTACACCGGCCAATGCAGGACAATCTTCTCATGCTGGCGAGCCGCCTCCATAAATTTATCGTCAACCATAACCGATAGGTTGAAATGATTCAAGATGCCAGCCTCACATGACTTCGCTGTGATAAATTCCTCAATATCAGGATGATAGACATTGAGCACGCCCATGTTTGCTCCACGCCTATTGCCCTGCAAAATGGTTGCTGTCTGTGCATTAAAAACGTTAGCGAATGAAACTGGGCCGGATGCAATCGCATCATTCGATGTTGGCGTACCAGACGGACGCAGACCACTGAAATCGTATCCAATTCCGCCACCTCTTTGATGGGTAAGCGCTCCCAAACGAACTGTTTCAAATATGCCATTGAGATCGTCAGGAATCTGCGGCGCTACGAAACAGTTGTTAAGGGTCAAACGTGTACCGACACCGCTGTTGGACATCGTTCTTCCACCAGGGAAAAATTTGCCAGACGCCATCAAATTATAAAATAGTTCACTTTCTTCAGTGGTATTCCCACAAATGCCTGCTACACGTTTGAAGTTCCCTATCAAGGTTTCGTTGTTTTTCCTATATCGATCCTCCCAAATCTGCTCAAAAATTGGGTTTACAAAGTATTTTTCAGTCATTTACAGCATTCTCCTTCGCATACCGTTCCACCAGAGCATCCACTTCATCCCAAGTCTCGGCACGATGGATGCCGTACTTTTCTACGTCCAAACCACGATTATGCGGACGATTGAACAGAATCTTGTAATATGCACCGCCAATCAGGTTGTGAACACCGTCGTCAATCAGGATATCTCCCCTCACCATTTGCTTGTCAGTGGCAAAGATGATGTGCTCCCAATCAAGGAACGGGAACATTTCAAGAATCCTCTCAGTTTTGACTTTGCAGGTACGATAGTCAGATGCAGTAACCATATAGAGCTTGTGCCCTTGGTCGTACCACTTCTGGAGAATGCGTTGACTACCCGGCATAGGTTCAAGACTCCTCCACAGGTCATCTTCGGCCAGCACACCAAAGATTTGCTGTTTAGTAAGGGTTGGGAAAGCCAGTGTCATATCCCAGTCGTTGACATCTTCAAAGGCAACTGATGTACCATAGCGCTCATTCAGCAGCTTAACCCAGCAGTTCAGCAGATTCTCCGCCACATCATCAGCATCAAAAAGAATTGTCAGAGGTGTAGGCGGCGATTCCAACTCTGTAATGAGAATGGCGATAGTAACACGCAGCTTATCCAAATCATCATCGTTCTGGATAACATAATCAAAATGATAGTCATCCAAAGCTGTTTCAGACTTGTGAGCTTGCTGCTCCGGTGTCAGCGGAGAAACGAAGTTGGGACGCACCACCCTCACCAGAACCGTATCAATACCACTGTATTTGAACAGCTCATATTCATTCGGAAAGCGGCAGTCGGGCAAAATCACATAGTCCCATTCGTCCTGGAACATGGATAGAAAGTTGACAATGAAGTCAGCCCAATAGTCGGGGGATTTTGCGCGGATCACATCGGTGCCAACATACTGGAGGATATACCTGCCGTGCTCATCCTTTTGCCCGTCCCAGCCGAAATAGGTCTTACAGATATATTTGAGGAGGTCGGCAAAATGGGCAATCAGAACATTCTTGCCGTTCTTCTCCAGCATTTCTTTCAACATTACTGCTGTGGTATCCTTGCCGTGCTGAGCCTTACCAGAGATGCAAATAACTTTCATTTAGCAATCCTCACTTCTATATCGCTCATTTTGTAAGCGAATAATCTGTTATACGCATCGTAGCGTGTTTGGATATCATGGCTACCGATGGCGGGATCTTGTTCAAGCATCCACTGAAAATAGCCGCAGCACTCCATTTCAGGACAACCGCCTCTATAAATGCAGTTGGGGACGAGTACATTAGCAATTTCAGGCTCTTGCTTGTGAATCTCCTTTTTCAAATCTTCGGCGTACATTCTGGTTTCAGGTGCGGCTTGGAAACATAAGCGCTTTCTCATAGTGTCAATCAGCGCTTGAGTATTTGCCTCGCCAGTAAAAGTAACGATAGCGGATTGCGGCAAATCGTTTCTATTGATACCAGTGCGATCAGTACGTTGTGTCTTCACAAAGCACTCCCACTTATGCCGCACCCAATGTGTAGCAACCCAACTCATAATTGACGGCCAGCGCCACTTGAAAATGATGTCACGGATTGGACTATGCTCAGCAATTAAGATACGCTTCTTGAAACCCATTGACGGTGCTTTGCCAATCTCGTCCTTTCCAACAGTCGCACGACAATCATTGACAACTTCTGTCCAGTCGCCCTTAATCTTCAATAGCTCTGTCACTGCTCATGCCACCTCCAAAGAAAATGAAACTTCGCTTTGATAATCTTCATTTACAACTCCTCCTGTGCTATGTATTTTTGACTCTATTCGTATGTGCGAAACACATGACAGCAGATTGTCTTATAGTAACTGCCGTATGTGAGTCTGCCAGTGGAGAAAAACACCACGTCGGTGTTGAGATCTAAAGCTGAATCACCAGCGAGTGCAGCTTCGACCGCTTTCATTTGCTCATCTCCATAGGTGTCACCTACGGAAAATTGGTTAGGTGCCAATAGGATGTCAGAAATGCTTCCGTCAAATGCTTCGTGCATATAGCGATTGAGCGCAACCTGAACGACAGCGACTTGCCCTTCAAAAGGCTCCCCACGAGCTTCGTTATAGACCATGCAGGCCAGCAGCTCTTTTTCGGCATCGGTGACTACCAGATCTGCATAAGGATTTGGGTCTTCAACTGGTGTCTCTGAAACAACCGGGGGGGGTATCAGAACAACCCGTTCAGCAACAGCGGTCGTCTCGGGTAATGCTGAGGACTCGCACAGCTCACTTACGATTGGAGTTAGCTGTGTTGCTTTGCCCAGCGCCTCACTACCTTTCGGAATAAAAACTGCCATACAAACAAGGGCGCACAGCATCAGCACCGCCATGAAACCTTTTATGAATGGCTCAAATTTCGTTTCGTTCATTGGAAACGCCTCCTAAATCACGTAGTCGTATTGGTACAGGTACAAATAACCCCGTCGTCTACCCCAGCCGTCTGCTGGAACTTGGATGGTGTCAAAACGTTTGAGTGGCTTACGGTCGAAAAGCTCAGAGTAAATTGTCCAACGGTTTGTTTTTCCTGTGCCAATAGACCTTACTTGCAGTGCATACGCCCAAATGTTTCCTGTCGCTTTGGATTTCAACGGATAGATGTCCATGATAATCAATTTCCGCTGATCCTCTTTCTTGTTGGTAGTGAGGTCAATGTACCCCAGATTTTCAAGCTGAATTTGCATTTTGCTTTTTAGGTCGAAATCTGGAATGTGCATATCACGCACCATAGATTCAATGTGACGGAGCAGTCCCGGTAAATCGGTAAATGTGTAGTTCTTCGCCAATGCACCACTTTTAGCTTTATCGGTGGCATACTGAGCCACAATCGGTTCAAGTTCTGGCGTTAGCTTGTCTTTGGAGATCTTTTTCATAGTACCGTTTTTGAAAAAGGAGAAAAAATCAACCATGCGCAACAACTCTTTGGCATTGCCATACTCGGAGAAGTAATCAATCTTCACCAAGATTTCCCGCTGCCTGGTATCCAGTCGGGTTTTCTCATTCAGCAGTATCAGCAAATCCATAAAGGACTTAGGCTTACCGGACTCGGCCAGCGCATAAAGCTCGTTGGCAACGTCGGCGTTCATGTACTTTACCGAGGAGATCCCCTTGGCAATCACCTTTTCTTCGATACTTAAAAGGTACTTATCCTTGGAAAGGCCGAAGCGAGGCGGGATAATTTTGATACCATAGAGCGTAGCCAGCTCATTACCATTTTTCACATCTTCTTCGCCATTGGCGTTGTTGAGGTAAGCAGTAATGAACTCATAGGGATGATAGTACCGCAGATAGGCACAGAGATAGCCGATCATACAGTACCCAACAGAATGGTTATAGCCAAACATATAGCTGGAGGCATCTTGAATGATCTGCAAGAACTCCTTGGCTTCCTGCTCGGCAATCTCTCTGGGCTGTGGGGACTTATCACAATACCCTTCCAAAATCTCTGGTAGAGCTTTTTGCAAACGGTCTTCATCTTTTCTGGCGATTGCTCGACGTGTGTTGTCAGCGTCAGACCCAGAGAAACCACAAATCTGTTGTAGGAACTTAATAACGTCCTCCTGGTAAATCAAGTAGCCGTTGTTATCAGCCAGAAGTTCGTCAATAATAGGGGATGGATTTTTATGCGGTTTGTGCTGCATAAGTTCATCACGGTAAGACGCGCCAGAAGGACGGAGTGCCGCCGTCACCAAGCTCATGTCAAAAATACTGTGCGGCTCATACTGTTTGAGCATCTGGAACGCAAAGTCACCTTCAAATTGAAAAATCCCAATAGGAGAGCGGAGCATATCTTGCCATACCGCCTCATCTGCCCAGTTAATTTCGTGAGACTTGGGATAGGGTTTCCCCAGTAACTCATAAGCGTCTTTGATAATCTCAATGTTTTTCAGCCCCAAGATGTCATACTTAACCAAGCTGACCTCATGCACACACTCCATGTCGATTTGCAAAATTTCTTTGCCATCAGCAATAAATGTGCCATAGTTATCGCGTAGTGTGATAGGGCTTGCTACGATACCGGCGGGGTGCATAGACTGAGAAATTGCCACGTCAAGTAGCCCGTCATAGTAATAGAACACATCGGGATACTTCTTCCGGGTTGCCTCCTCGTCGGCCTCAAATTCCCTTTTGATGGTAGCACCGATTTTACCAACCCATGGATTCTTGGTGAAGATCTTTTCGTTTTCGGCTTTCAGTTTGGCATACTCTTGGTTAAAACGCTTAATCAGCTCATCCCTTGGCGTACCTTTATACTGAGAGTCAAGGATCAGATTCCCCTTTTCATCGAAAAGATAAGCCCCAGACCCATCACGGGCATCACCAAACAACACCTTAATGCCATCGTCTTTTAACGCTGCTAACAGCTGTTTGAAAGGTTTTTCATCATGCTGGTGCTCCTTATTCCAACGAACTGACAACGCACGGCAAATCTCATCAATACAGCCTTTGGACTTGATAGTGCCAATGGCAAGGATGAAAGCCGTTTTCTCTTGACCAAACCGATTGATGATGTAGTCGTAGACTAAATCACGTTGAGTAGGAGACACATCAATATCAATGTCACCAATCTCTTTACGATCCTCGTTACAGAATCGGCTAAACACTGTATGCCAAGTCTCAGGATTAAGGTCGGTAGTGTTAGACACGTAAGCTACACGGGAACCACCACAAGAGCCACGGTTAAAGCCAATAGGGATTCCATTCTCTTTGCACCATGTTACCAGCTCACTCATAAAAAGCATGAAACCTGACATCTCGATTTTGTCGAAAACTCGGCACTCCTCAGCAATAGCCGCTTTGAATGGCTCAACCTGCTCAAGTGTGATTGCTCCCTCTACGATTTTGCTTTGCAGATTATCATGGAGAATTTGGTGCAGCACTTCACGATCCCTCTCACCATAAAGGATAGGGTACTTAAAAGAAACATCCAGCTCGAATGGCTCGACAGATTCAGCCATACGATTAGTGTTTTCAATCGCTTCCAAATACATCTTCTCCGGCAACGCATCCTGAACTTTGAACATATCGACCAGATCATCATAGGACTTGTATGTGAGATCAAAAGTGTCCTCGTCAGCAAAGTCAATGTGTTTTGACAGTTGTAAAACCGTTCGACACTCGGCTTTATATTTGTTGAGGCTATGAGTATCAGTGCCAGCTATTAGCGGAATACCATACCGCAGGGACATTTCTGCCAAATGCCGATTGTAGTCAACCTGGTCAATATAGTTATGGGGTTGAATTTCCAAGTAGTCATAGTGCTTCAGCAACCGTTCATACATAGGGTGGTTTATGCTCATACGGTTTAGCGGAGATGCAAGGCAAGCGCTAATTTTGATGACGTTCTTGGAAAGGCCAAGAAATTCCTCAAATGAAATCCTCGGCTTGTAGTAAAAGTGATCCTCATGGCTCGACCGGCTGATAAGCTCATTCATTTCTTGCAGGCCAGCGTAATTTTTAGCGATTAGGATAGTGTGATAGTTGTCACGTACCTTACGCCGCCCCGTTTCCATCAGCTCTGCAAAGCGTCGCTCTGAAAACTCGTTCGGATCAAACTTAGGAGGTGGAGCGCCGTCAGCAAACACCTCTGGACAGTACGGCTCTCCCGGAGCATCCGATTTCTGCATTTCTGCAAGCAGCTTTTCAGCTAAAGCCTCCTCATCTTTTATTCTTTTGAGCTGTTGAGCAAGTTCTTCGTTTACTTGCTTCTGCACTTCTTTGGGATCAGGAGGCATAAGAAGTGCTTCGGTCAAATAGACCTCACAGCCATGCAGGTATTTTAGCCCCGCCTTATCGCAAGCTATCTTTTTCTCTACCCATTGGTAGATATTACCGTGCTCTGTAAAAGCAATAGCCATTTGTCCCAGCTCTATGGCGCGGGCAATGTAGTCTTGAAACTTGGTGGCGCTGTCAACCAATGATAGCTCGGTATGCAGGTGAAACACGGTGTAATTTTTGTTCATTATGCACCACCTTCCTGTTGGTCATTGACTCTGCCAAACGCCTCATCTTCACTATTTTCCTGCTCAGCTACCAACTGAGGCGGCAGTGGCAAAGGTTCAGAATAAGACTTGGTATCCCAGCTGAAACGACGGTCATACTCGTTCATGTCACCAAAGAAACGGCGAGAGGCCGGATCGTAGTAGAAGCCAATATCAATGTTCTGCCGGCCAAACATACGGTCTTTGATAACAGTCACGATTACGTCATATTTGAGCAAACGACGGCGCTTCTCGGAAAACTTTACCGCATTTTCACGCTCTGCATCAGTCACACGGCGCAAACCGATTGTACGGTGTGCAAGGTTTACAATATTGCTGGTGCCAGCAATGTCGTAGATACCAACATTGGTACTCGCGTCCATTTTGCGAGGGTGGCAAACCAAAATCACAGCCACCTGATATTTCTTGGCGAATTTGATAAGGCGCTTGATAGTCTGAGTCTGAGAGCGAAGTTCTTCGTCTGAACTATCTGTGTCAATGCACATAAAGTTGTCGAGGATTAAACAACGAGTGCCATATTTCCGCACCGTATCCGTCATAGAGGCCAAAAGGTTATCGAGCACATTGTCATAATCGTCACGATAAATGTACCATTGTCCTTTATAGGTTTTATTGATCGCTCCCAGGGTAGCGCTGGAGATTTTCTTGTAAGGATTCCCACGGCGAGAAACAGCGTCCTCTACGTTGCGTGGGCCAGCAAAAATGTAATTAAACCAGCTCTTTTCTACACCGTTAGGAAGTTCGCCGCTGAAAATCCACGCCTTTATGTCGTGGTCGAGCGAGTTACACATAAGCTGTGTCAAAAGACTGCTTTTACCTGCTCCGGGCTGGCCGCTTACAATAGTTAGGGTGCCAAAAAACAACCGCATTAGCTCATCGTCAATAGCTTTGAGGCCAAACGTCACACCATCCACATCCTCATACTCGGTCGGTTCAACGTCAGACAGATCCGCCACAGATGGAACAGGAGAGTCCTTAGCGTCCAGTATCAGCTCCAGCACCTTTTCTTTACCAGCTACATACAAAACCTCGTTTAGGTCTTTGGTAACACGCCCACTGTTTCCAATCGGTATGGCAGGCACATCTACTACTTTCGTTCGCCAACTACCCAGTCTGGGAACGCACTCTTTTTGCATTTTCAGCCCAGCTTCATCGTTGTCAGCGCAGATAATAATGCTGTCGAACTGGTCAAGCCATTCAAGGTTTTCGTCAATCCAGTGAAGATTAGAACTACCAAGCGGAACAGACACAGCATTTTTGAACCCCGCTTCGATTGCAGATAGACAGTCAGGCTCACCTTCACAGATCAGCAGCGGGGAATTGACATTTACTCGGTTCATGTTAAACAGCAGCGGTGCAGTATCAGAACCAGGTTGACACCAACACTTATTTTGACCGTGCTGAACTTTATGTGACGGTTTGTATTTCACCATCGTCAACACGTCATTGGTGTCATAATAGTTGAATACGGCATTGCCATCGGAGTCTTGCCGCACGTCCGCATAGTCCAGCGTTTCAGGGCTGATTTTACGTGTGCCGAAATATGCGTACACTTTGGATTTATCGCTACAGACAACTTCCTTGGGGTATCTGTAATGCCGTTTTGTTTTTACGCCCAATTCTCCAAAAGAATAGGGCATCTCAGCAAGCTCAAAAAGTTTCTTACAGGCTTCGGCGTAAGTCGCACCTTTGTGTACAAACACATCCAATATGTCATAACTGCGACCACAACTTCCAAAGCAACGAAAATTGAACGCTTTCCTATTGTAAATAAAGGATGCGTGATCTTCCTGATGGAATGGGCAGCAACACTTCATGTTCCTTTTGTCGAAGTCAGTGATTCCAAGCTCTTGAACGATAATATGTGCGTTTTTGTCTCCAAGTTTTTCTTTGGCCTGCATGATTGCATCTCGATCAATCTGCACGGATGAAACCACCTCCATTCAGAGAGTCCGCCCACTTTCGTGGGCGTGACTCTATTGGATTCAAGATCAGAAGCTAAAGCCGGGCACGACGCCCGCCGACCAGGACGCATAGTTACCGTGGTAGCTGCCGTCCGTAGCCACACGACAGAAACGATAGCTGTTATAGTAATGGGCGGAACGGAGCCACCACCACACGGCGGTGCCGTCTTCATCCAGGACAATGTAAGGCACATCTTCCTGCTGGAAATACTCGTACCAATGTCCTTCGCCTGGAACAGAGTATACAGCTCGACCAAAAATCTCTTTTTCACTGGGAATAAAGATGCGATCGGTGCTCTTGATAATTTCTTTGCTTTTACTTCCAGCCGAAGTAAGTTTGATCACAGGACAAATGACAGACTGCAAATCGTCAGAGCAAAGCGCGAAAAACTCTGAGTTGAGCCATTCACGAAGTTCACATCCGTCCCAGCCGCCTTTGTTTGTACTATCGTTGTTCATAGGACGTGACTCTTTGTAAATCCGAGTCATCAGCCATGTAAATGGAGCCTTGCCAGATCCGTCTGCCAAATCGTCATGGTCAAAGCCAACAATCCGATACTCAGCTTTATAGCCGTTCTTCATGTGATCGGTTTTAACCGCACCAAGCGCAATCTGCTGACGAGCTTTGCCGTTTTTCCCAATGGTATTCAGCTCTTGCCAAGACAGATGATTAAGGTCTGTCAAAAGCTCAGCGCTGGGTTTTATAATCTGAGATTGGGCACTTACTCCTTGCGGACAACTTGAAATGAGCAATCCGCTTGCATCCAAATCCACATTGAAATTGATGTGCTTGTGTAAAGCAAGCTCTTCCTGTGTAATAAAAAGGTTCATAACACAACTCTCCTTCTGAATGAAACCAGTCTTTCATTCTGCGAACGATGCTGAGTGCTCACAGCGCTCTCGCACAGAGCATAGGTAATCGCAAAAGAAGTGATCTGGTTTGGCCGGGAAACTTTCAGCCTTATAGATATTGTCAATAGATCGCAAGAACCAGTCTCTGTCCTCTTGTGCAGCGGTTTCAGAAAACGGCTCCCTGTCCAAGCGACCCTCTCGGAATTTATTGAACCATAGCTCAGTAGGCCACTCTCCGTACTTCTCTTTCAGCCGTATAGCATAGATGTTCAGCTGACGGAGATACTTTCGGCGTTCTTCTTTGGACTTCCACTTGCCGCGACTTTTATGATCGCAAACAATCAAGCCGGACTTATTACGGGGGATCAAGTCGATGACGCCGACCACCGGCCTACCTCCCAATGTGGAGTGATATCGCTCCTCTATTCCGAGCACTTCTATCTCATCCCCGATTCGTCCAGGGAAGTCATTGAAATACTCAAACCCACGCTCGTAATAGTTTTCTTCCAACCGTGGAAATGGGAACCGTTCAGAAACTGCCGTGGAATATTCACTCTCATAGAGGCGGGACATATCCCATAGTTCAATCTGCTGCCGGAAGTATCTTTCAAGAAGCGAGTGTCCCAGCGAACCCCACTGAGCAAAAGCGTTTTCTACGCGATCTTTGCACTGGAGGTATGTAAGATCGAACATACGTGGGCATTGGTCGAAACTGCTGACACGGGAATACGACCAGTCCATAGCATCCAGAAGAAATGAATTATCCATCTATCAGAAGGGCAAATCGCCGTCGTCCTCAGCAAGCTCAGCGTAATCGCCTTGCGGAGCAGAGGTATTATAGGAAGGAGCGGGAGGCGCGTCAGCGGAGTCACCATCCTTCTTTTTGCTGCCGCCGAAATAAACGCTATTAGCGACGATCTCGGTAGCGGTGCGCTTGTTGTTCTCTTTGTCGGTGTAGCTACGCACCTGAATACGCCCCTCAACGACGATCAAACTACCCTTGCTAAAATACTTGCCAACAAAATCGGCTGTGTTGCGCCACGCAGTTACATTGATGAAGTCCGTCTCACGCTGGTTGGTGCTTTTGTCTACAATGTCACGATCAACTGCAACGGAGAAGCTACACACCGAAAGGCCGCTCTGGGTCTGCTTGACTTCGGGATCGCGGGTCAGCCGACCCATGATGATTGCTTTGTTCAGCATTTTACTTTACCTCCAGTTTCTTGATCTGTTCAGCGACCTTCTGTGCTGTGGGAATATCCTTAATGGCATTGGGGTTTTTGGTACCCGCAATGGACTCAATAACCTTGTAGATCTGCTCCTTCGGGACGCCGGCCTCCAGCTTGCCATTGACTATGACCAAGATATCCTGCTTCACACCGTCCAAATCGTTCTCTTTCTTCTCACGGGCAGCGCTGGAAAGCTCCTCACCAGTCCAGAGAGACAACCCGAGGCCGTGCAGTGCCGCACATTTAACCATGCAACGCTTGATCGACTTTTCCACGTCGGCGGAGGTGATGTTCGCCACGGGGATAGACTTGTTGCGGAAATCCATGATTGCCAGACTCTCGGTTTCGGTGTGGCCTTTGATTGTGATAGCAACCTTTACCCATGCAGTCTTGCCGTCTGTGAAGTAGCGAACAACGTCGTCACTATCAAAACCAGCATTTTCAATGACCTCGACCTGAGAATCAGGGTAGAGCGTCTTCAGGATCATCCACGCCTTTGACCACGGTAGATAGATAATTTTGTCCTTTTTCTTTAGGTGTTCCGAGATATCGTACTCGTTCAGAGTCTGGAACACACTTTTTTCAGACTGGGTTGCCGTCAGCTTTTGTAGCTCATCTTTGAGCTGAGCATTTTCGGCCCTCAGCATCTGCAACTCTGCTTGCAGTTTCTCATTGTCTGCCATAATTGCCCTCCATACTATGTATTTTGTTTTCAAATGCCTTATTCGTTGCTCTTACCCTCTACCAGGTAGGTTGCTTCCATGTCAGCCAAATGCGTCATAACAGCCAGCGGGCAAAGCTCAAAAGCGTTACCCATACCGTAGTCACCGCCCTTGACCGCACTGTCAAAACTGCCCATGTGCCAGCGGATGGCATAAATTTCATCCCGCGTGAGCTTGATATAGCTTTGAAGGATAATAACAGACTTCTCGCCGTGCCCCAGAGGGAGACGGTCTTCTGTTTTGAATGTGGGCTGCATCTCCCAGTCAAACCGACCCTTGGCGTCATTCTTGGAACCATGCTCACTGTACACCTTGACATTCTTGAAGTCAGAGATGTAATTGTTCACCTTGCACAGATCATGGAATAAGGCAGTAACCGCTACCGTTTCAGGGGAGATACCAAGCTCGGGATACCTTGACACGAACCCCGACAGCTTATCATAGACATTAAGGCTATGCTCCAGCAAACCACCCTTATAGCTGCCATGAAACCGGGTGCTGGCCGGCACGGTGTAAAAGTCGGAGCGTTCAAGCCATCCCATCAATTCTTCCATGCCTGGACGATTGATGGAGGAGCAGATTTCAATAAACCGCTGTTTCAGCGCCTCCAGATCCACACCATTCTTTACGTCATCCAAATTTACCACTCCTTACTATATTTAGTACCCAGGGGAGGGGCAACGCCCCTCCCGCCGAATATGAGGATCACTCTTCAATAATTTTGAAGAATACATCGGTTCTACGATTCAGATATGCGTCAGCAGAGCCAGGATCAGCGACCATCTTCGTGTTGCCATTACCCACTGTGATGATACGGTTGGGATCAATACCGCAGGCAATAAGATACTTGGCGACAGCCTTGGCACGCTCAGCAGACAACGCCTGACCAGAATCGCTGTAGTCACGGGCGTTGATATTGCCCTCCACCTGAATAATTGCGCCGTCCAGGGTATTGGCAATAGCCACAAATTCATCCAAGGTGGCATATGCTTCGTCGGGATTTCTGAACGCTGCCATATCCGCCACAAACTCAATGGTAGCACTCTTGGTCAGCAGTGCCTCATAGTTGATAATCTCTTCCTTCTGCTCCTCGGTCAGTTCAACAGGCTTATTGGTATTGGAAGGAGTAGAGGAATACTTGCTTGCCAGCGGCAGCAAATACTGATTATCGAAAAGGGACATAGCCGCCTTACGGTTTACTGTCTCACCCAGAGACTCCCAGATGTCGCACATATCAGAGTAGACGGAGGGAGCGGTGGAATCCAAAACTTCCTTGTTCTCGGCATAGCTCATCATTTCAGCATCGCCGCACTGAGCCTTAATTTCCTCGTCGGATACACCAGCAAACATGGGCATAACGGCCCGGATGTAATCAAACTCAGTGGTATACATTTCGTTAGCCTGGAAGATGCCGTCAATAAAAGCCGTCACAACGTCGGGGTGTGCCTGAGCAAAATCAGCGCGGAACACAATACCGTCCATAATCAGACTCTTGGATGCCGTAGTCGAGAACATAATGTGCGCATCACTGTTCTCAGTGGCATAGGACAGATAGGGTTGCCAAGTAGCGGCCACGTCCAGCTGGCCAGCGAAGAACGCCTCGCCTGTCTCAGACGCATCCTCAAACAGAATCATATTGTCAATGATAGACTGCTTCTCGGTATCGGTCAGATCAGACTTGTTTACAAACCAAGCCACAAGGGTCTGAGCCTCGCTGAAACGAGGGACACCGATTTTCTTACCGATCAGGTCGTTCACAGTATTGATGCCGGACTTGGCAATGATGCCGTCGCCTCCAGCGCTGTAGTTCGTAAACACCGGCATAACCACATTCAGGCCAGCCTCCTGGAACTTGCCAGAGAGGAACGAGGTGCGGTTAGTAGTATAGCCTGCCGCGTTCAGCTCGCCAGTAATCAACGCATTGCTACTGGCGGTGGCGTCGTTGATAATATTGATGTTGACCTTAATGCCCAACTTGTCAAAAATGGAGCCGGGTTGCGTGGTCAAGCCCTGGTTGGCGTCAATGATGGGCTTCCAGCCCACCCATTCGTCCAGAGACAAGTTGATCACAGGACTTGTGGTATCGGTTTTGCTCGCTGAAGGAGTCGTTGTGGGATTCTGGGTGTTGCCGCCGCTGTTGCCGGAATTATCGGAGTTGTTCGGCGTGGACACAGTGGGCTTGTTGGGTTCGATGTTGCTCTTGTAGTAGTTGTAGCCGAAACCGCCGATACCGGCGAGGAGCGCCAGCACGATGACGAAGATCACCACACGGCCAGCGGTAGTTAGTTTCATTCTCTTCATGACGGATTACTTCCTTTCCTCTTTTACAGTAGATTTGGTAGAATCAAATGCGAAACCTGTCCGAGGAGCCTGCAAAGCAGGCTTCGACCCATATTTCGCCGCAAGGGATTGTAAATAGGCGTCAGATTGAGCTTGTGCCGCGTGTTTCTCAGCCGTTGACATTTTGGTAGACGTGCGGCTGGCGTGTACGAGGATTGCTCCATCAACCTCTTTGCGAAGATCTTCTGCGCCATCCCGAACAACACCCAAGAGCTTATCGGTCGCAGAGTCGCGCCGCAACTCATCCAGATCACCTAAGAGGTCTTTCATATTGCCCCGCAATTTCATTTCTTCAACGGTCATGCGGCTCTGCTTCTTCAGTTCGCGGAGCTTCTTGTCGTATGCCTCATAAACGGTCTGGGCTTCTCTGACCATCGGATCAAGTTCGCGCAGGTACCCTTCTTTTTGGGAAATCTCAAACAGGATCTCTTCACGCCTGGTTGAGTAAATGGCAGCATCCGCCATATTGCCCGCCCTGACCAATGATTCACACTTCTTTTCGACATCTTGCAGCTCAGAACGGAGCTTGTTCAGCTCTCTCTGTACGGAGGCTTGCTCACCCCTAAAACGATTTAAGGTATCTCCGGCCTTGTTGTAGCGGTTCTGTACTTCTTCAATAGCCTGCTGAAACACAGCCTTTGCACCCTCGGGCGTCTTTGCCACATCCTCAACAAAGATGTTAAGAAAGCCACCGACAAGCACCTTGAGCTTCTGCCGCACACCGGGAAACACAATCAGGGCAAGCGCAAATACGATCGCAGCCGCTCCAATTACCATCCCCATAGTTACTCTCCTTCCTTGCCGACAACGCCATCTGCGAACTCCAAAAGCTGAGCGATAGCTTCCTTCTCCTTCTGGATAACGGCGCTGGAATCGGCACTCTTCTTTTTTGACTCCTCGATCTTGGCCTCAGCACTCTCGATCAGAGACTTCAGATGCTCAATGTCTGCCTCAGCCTCCGCAATAAGCCCTTCGTTCTCAGCCTTGATACTGTTCTCTGCAGCCTCCAAGACATGGATGCGGTTCAGACCGTCATTGATGAGGTCGCCCACATTGATCCCGTTGACGGTGAGGATGCCAGCAATAGATGCCTGTTTCTTGGCCTTAGTCATCTCCGAGGGCAAAATGTCAATGTAAGCCTTGATCTTGAAGATCGAGTTATCATTGCCAACTTCGCCCTGTTGGTAGATGGAGGAAATGACATCCTCATAGGATACCTGAGAGGCATCAATTTCCGGCACCTCCGGTGCATATGGGGCTTCCGACAGAGGCAC